ACCACCAGGAAAGAAAGCACCTGTGGCTCCACCCATTAATGCACCCATCAATGGATCACCACCAGTAGCTGCTGAAGTTGCAGCACCAATACTTGCACCTACGGCAATAGCTGTTAAAGTTACTGGTTCACACATATAGTTAACCTATGTTCAGGCCAGTAGGCCCTGCTGTTTCTTTAAGAGCAGCCTTACTCCTAGTCTTCTTCCCTAACTTCTCTTTAGCTGCTACACCTTTCTTCTTCAATGTAACATCTGCTACATCAGCAGGTGGACTTGGAGGAGGCGGAGGCGGTGGAGGAGGGGGAGGTGGTGGAGGGGGAGACCCCCCACACATAAGGACTGATAGTAAGCCTGGATTAATCATTGTATCTTCCTATTGCTTGATTGTTATTTGACTATTATTACCATCCATAGCCCGTTGGTTTAACTCTTGTTGCTTATCCTTTAACCAGTCAACTACTGAAGCTTGACCTAAGATTCTTAAGGTACTCTCCCAGTCATCTACATTCTTTACCCTAGATAATGGAAACGCATCTTCTATTTGTTTTATTAAATCATCTGAAATTATCATTGTAAATCCCTTCTTGAGGCACGAAAATGTTTGGACAGTAGCGAGACCCTTATTTAACAGGACATACTCCAGAGGCACACTCGTCATCTTCTAGTTCTAAATCACTCTCAGTATGACTAAAATCTACTTCAGTTAACTGTGCTACATACTCTTTATATCTTTCTTCTGATACTACTTCTTGTGGTAAGTACTCGTAGACGGTATTAATAATGGGAAGAAAACTAACACCAACATAACTATCCCAATTAGATTTGAGCCAGCGTTTGATAGCAGGGACTTCATCCTCCTTATAAGATACAGTAATCGAGCAGTTCTGTTCAACGTAAGAATCCATGAGTAACTTGTATCGCTGTAGCTGTTCAATAGCCGTCTCGTCATTAACATACAATCCCTCCTCATTTTTATTAAACCTAATGTCTTCCCAAGATACAGGGAAAGTAACAATAGCATTATGATCATCTACAGGATTAGTAATAACATGATACCCTGCTTCTCTTAGCTTAGGTAGCATAGGATCATTGACACTAAAGTTTACATTGTTAAAGATGTACTTACCAATAGGCTTATGACAGCCCTCAGTAGTATCCATGATCTTACTTAGTGTACCACTAGGTTTGATAGTCGTTACATTTTTAGGACGCTGAGTACCCAGCTCATCAGCCATAGAGTACGCTCCATGTATAGCTATATTACGATATCGCTTGAAGTCATACTGTGATAAGTCCTGCCGTGTAGCGATCCCTGTGAGTCCAACTCCACATAGCCTGAGATACTCATTGTTTTCATGCCATGTTCTCTGCAAAATACCATCATCAAGATTGACAAGAGTCTGACGATAGTTTGCTCTGGCAATGATATACAGAGCCCGTTCAAGTCCTCCACTGTCATCTTTGAATTTGCTGAGATCCACTTCGGAGAGATTGCAGAATGATTTGTTTCCCAAGAGTATTTCGGCACATGGATTAACTCCAGTAAACCAAGGAGCCCTTTTCCTAGCTTGTTCCCCATTAATAAATCCTGGCTCTGACCCTCCTGACTCTTGAACGATGTTGAAGAGATCTGATAGTTCTTCATCTGTAGGCTCCTTCCAAAAGACTATACTGTTATTAGATTGTGAACGATGTGGCTTCTCTGCTAAGTTATCTTTAGCTCTAGCAAACCGTTCCCACTCAGGTGTATCATGGTAGACCAGAGCTATCTGTGCACTTCTCCTGCTGGATAGCACAGTACCTAACCAGTTCATAATATCTAAAATGTCTAGCTTGTTTAGTAACTGTCCAGACTTTTTATTTAATACATGAACGATTGCTGAGAGTGCTTTAGCGAGTGGTGCATCACCGCTTGAGATCCATCCATACCCACTGAGCCGTTGGCCTGCTGGTCTAAGCTGGGTGAAGTCGAGTACGAGCCTTGTAGCTTTCCCTTTGTATGCCAGAACTTTACCGATACACTTTGCCCAAGCTTCAGCGGAGTCTCCAACTGTAATACTCCAAGTCCCACTATCGTCAGACTCTTTATTTCTTTCTTCTCCTCCTTTTTCAGTCCGTTCACTTCTGATAATTTCCACATCCTTAATGGGAGATGTGAATCCAGACAGCGTTCCGACAACTGGTGTAAACCCAACTCCGCATCCTTGGAGCAACAACCACAAAGAGTCAACAACGTCATGTATAGTCTCCACTTTAAGATGTGAACAATTAAACTGACTAGCTTCACGCTGTTTAGATATGTCAGTTCCACCTAACCATAAGGTTCTGCCACTAAGCATTACCTTACGGTCAAGCATAAGTTGTCTTAGTTCTTTTAACTCAGGGCCTATCCCTAGAGTAGTTCCTGCTGCTCTATTCCATAGCCAGTTCTGGTGATCTATCACTCTATCTACTGTGTCCTGCCAAGTCTCATACCCTCCCTCTGTAGGTCTATTGTATGTTCGTCTTGTTATTACTTGCGCTCTTACACTGGGTTTGTATTTCAATTAATTAATCCCTCTAGTATTGGGGGCTGATAGTTAGGGCCCTTCTGTACTTTACCATCAGCATCCTTAGTTAACGGAAGTTTACTCATATTACTTTTGTGTACCAAGTTATAAGCTTGGTCAAAGTCCATGCCAAAACTCAAGGCTGTACCTTTGATAACATAAACTACATCACACATCTCTTTAAGAAAATCTTGTAGCATGACCAGCTTCTCAGTTTCTACTAGACCTGGAGATTCAAGATCAAGGGCAGCACTAGCCATCTCCTGTATCTCTTCAAACACTAGCTTTAACCTGAAGTTCATAAGCTCTTTACTGTACGGCTGGTCAATAGCTAACTCCATTTTCTCATGGAACTCTCTAACTTTTTTCATTATAATAAAACTCCTTCATCATTTCTAAACATTTAATTGCTTTGTTGAGATCCTCGATACCATTCTTATCTTGGTGTCTCACCACATATTTAACTACACTACCTACATCCATACCTAATTGATTCTCTATAATAAATGTCCAAGGATCTATCTTATACTTAGCATAATAAGGAGGTCTAATGTCAGTACTTCCACCTTTCCATTGGTCATTCTCATAAGTTTGTTCCATGTGTTCTTCTCCTATTTGAGATAGCTGTTTACAATAAACTTTATGGTCTTCATCTATGCCACCACATTCAATACAGTAGGACGTTTCCATAAAATCACCTCCTCTAGGTCAAAGTTATAATCCTCATGTCTTAATATCTTAGCTACTTGTGCTTGAACCAGAGCCTCAGCTTCAGTAAGTCCTGCCTTCTGGAATGCACCAGCCACTGTGTCCCATGAAGGATCTATGTCTAGCATAGCAGATGCTTTCTTAGGGCCAATCCCTGGACATCCCTTGTAGTTATCAGTAGAGTCACCTACTAGTGTTTGATACAGATGCATATAATCTGCACCCTTCTCTGAGATCTTAAGAGTAATACCACTATCTATGTTGTAGTACTCACCTGGAATTGACAACATATCTTTATCAATACTAACAATAATATTACGATCAAAAGTACCGTTAGTAGCAAGGATACCTAAGACATCATCAGCTTCACAGAGGGGGAGAACCTGAGAATTCCTAGTACTCTGTAAGTATTTAACCAAAGCCTTGTACCCTAAAGGTTTACGTCCTCCCTTCCTGTTTCCTTTATAGTCAGGGAAGATATCATGTCTAAAATATTTACCTCTAGGATCAGAGAAAGCTATCTCATAATCTTCAATCTCTAATTTCTCTTTCCATATTTCAATAGACATTTCAGCTTGACTGTAAAGTTCTTCTAAGTTTGTATCAGTAGTTACGATACCATCCTCCCACTCTACTTCACTCTGAACAGCCCAGCAGGTTCTGTACGCAAGAATGTCTCCGTCTATTAATAGCCTTGAATTCTTCATCTAAATCTCCTGATTGATTATGTCTTTTATAATGACAGACGTTACATAAGTATACACATTTTAAGACTTCTTGTAGTGCCTGTAAATACCGCCCACTCTTTACAATTTTAGATACTGAATTTATTTTTTGTGTTGGATCTAGATGATGAAAATCTAAAACCTTAGTTTCATTACAGATCCTACAGTCTTGACAAGTGTATTCAAACAACCACGCTAAAAAACCTGATACAACTTTACGTCTTTTTCTATTATACTCCTTACTTTTTGGTAGTGTATTAGTTTCCATACAGTATTTAATAGTAGTAGACCATATATAAGCTAGTTCCTCTAATGATTTAATGGGTCTCGCTCCAGTCCTTTCCAATCTGGCTAGTTGCGGAAAGTGGACAGCCAAATTCAAAGTACTGTCCGGCTCTTGAAATAGATCCAGTTGCGTATGTTGAGATGACTCTAGCATATTTATAATAAACCTCTAGTTGAAACTCATCGTGAATATTAGCTACAAATTCATAGTCTTTTCCTTCAGCTAGTCCTACCATTTTAAGAGTCTCATCAAGTAAGACTAAAGCTTTCTTCATAAGTACGGCTCCGGCTGATTGTAGTAAGGTGTTGAGAGCAGAATGTTCCGAACGTACATGGAGTCTTCGTCCGTCAAGCCCAATGAGATGCCCACGTCTACGGTAGACCTGCTTAACTTTAGTGGTAAGATCCATAAGACCGCTGACTCCAGATATAAAAGCCTGTCGTGCATCTCTACCCCTCTTAGTTCCACCTCCAAGAATGCTACCAAGTTTTGCGTCTCCTGCCCCGTAAATGAATGCATAGAAAAAAGTCTTTGCGATATCTCTTGAAGAGATTCCAAGCACATCTCTATTGATGGAGTGAATATCAGTTCCTTTGTCTTTAGTTCCATCGACTGCTGCAGTTGCATATACTCCTCCATCATATCGTTTAAGATAGCCAGCTAGAGCCCTAAGCTCCAAGCCGTCAGCATCACAACCAACCAATACCCTATCCTTACTAACTGTAAAAAGGCCACGACAGTCAGAACCGTACGCACTGTAGGAGGCAGGTACTTGAGCCACATTAGGGTGACTATGAGTACACCTACCAGTAACTGCTCCGTTAGTATTAACTCCGCCATGTATCCGTCCATTACGTTCCAGTTTAAGCCAAGCATTGTCACCCTCCGCTAGTTGTGAGATTCGTTTAGAGATTAAGAAGTGTTCCTTCAGTTCTTTACAATGAGGGAGACCCAGTTTACTTAAGACTCCCTCATCTATCTGTGGCTTACCCCCTGGTGTAAAGGCTTTAGGTTTCCAACCCATTGACTTTAGTTGTTTAGCAATATGATCTCTAGAGTTAGGATTAAAATCTACTTGTTTAATCTTACTGAAGCTACCACCTGATGTA